TCGTGTGAAACTGCCATAATGTTCCGTTCGTATGGACTCATAATACGACGAAACCCGCCTCTTGTGCGGGTTCGTGTGACGCTTCTTGAATTGTCTGAGTGCTTCTTTTCTTGCTCTCATTGCCTGAGGTTTGAGAGTTCGTTTCTGCTCCTTCTTGGAGTGATGTTGCCAGTTTGGGGTGACCATTTTTCCTCCTTTTCTAGGATACCATACGTGAAAAACCTTTTACCTTATCAAACTTTATGACAGTTTCAAATTTGTCATGTAAGTCGGACTTATGAGAAATAACAAAGATATTAGCATCCTTAATGACATAACGAATAATCTTTAAAAACTCTTCCGTTCCAAAACCATCAAGTGAAGAGTCAAACACCTCATCCATAATCAACAGATTGGTATTCACAGAATTCTTAAGTCTAGCAACCTCTCTCCAAGTAAAAAGAAGTGCAAGATCAACACGCATTTTTTCACCCTCACTGAAAGAACTATAAGAAAAGTTTTCGTGGATAGGTGATTCAATCGTTTCACCAAACTCCTCATCAAGTTTAAAGTTGATGTAGAAGTCCATCATCTGAAGGTAACGATTAACCTGTTGATTAATAAATGGAAGATACTTCTTAATGATTTTTGTTTTTACACCATCGTCCTTAAGTAAGGAATAGGCAAAATCGTAATGAACGATTTCTTGTTTTTTGTCTGATAGATATTCAATTGTCTTTTGGAGATCGTCTTTAAACTGTTCTAATTTCTCATGTTCAGTATTTCTGTTCTGTAGGTTACTGGTAATAGTTTGAATTTCATGTTCAAGTTCTCGTATCTGTCTCTGGTTGAGATTAATCCGAGTATTGTTTTGAGAAATGCCATGCGTTAGTTTCGTAATCTCCTTGGAAAGAATATTAAATTGACGCTCTCTTTGTTGTTCTAACTTTATAGTCTCTTCCAGGTCTTCATAACCCTTCTTGAGTTCTCTTGCTTTATTTTGAGCGTCACTAATTCTATTTACACGAAACTCTTCTTCTATATCCTGCTGACAGGTAGGGCAGACCGTATTTTCTGTGAAAAACTTATGTTCTTTGGTAATAGTACCTACCTTTTGAGAGATTTTTCCACGAAGATTGTTTAGTTTTAATAACTTATCTGTGGCACCGATGACTGTCTCTTGGTCTTTTGTATGCTTGGAAATATCTTCTTCAAGACTTTCATTGTCCTCCATATAATTACTGACTTCTTCATCCAACTTGGTAATTTTTTCATTGTTGGAGTCAATATTCGCATTACTGAGGTTCTCCAGTTCCTCAATAAACTCTTGCTGCATCTTCATCTTATCCTTAAGAGTTTCCTTCTTAAGATCTAAAGATTTAATCTGATCTTTCTTGGTACGAATGTTATCTTTGATAAGTGCGTTCATAGCAGAGAAGATACGAATGTCCAATAGATCTTCGATGACTTCACGACGATTGGCAGTCGTCAGTTGCATAAAAGGAACAAAGGTGCTACTACCCAAGATTACAATTTGAGTGAATGATTTGTAGTTTACCTTAAGAATATTTTCTTCTAGGATACGTTGATTGGCACGATCATCTGCTTCTTTATGAAGAGGATTACCATTCACCTCAATATCAAATACATTTGGTTTGATCCCCCGACGCACCAAATAATCTCTGCTATTGATAGAAAATTCAATCTCAACTACACAATCTCTTTCATTTGTGGCATTTACCAGTTGAGGTTTATTGATTTTACGAAATGGTTTATTGAATAATACAAATGTCAGTGCATCAAGCATTGTCGATTTACCAGCACCGTTAGTGCCTACAATCAAATTAGTGTGATGCTTTTGGAAATCAATCTCAGTAAATTGATTGCCAGATGAAAGAAAATTTTTATATTTAATCTTTTTGAAAGTTATCATGCTTAGGGGGAATCACAATGTCATCAGGTGTAATAATTGCATACTTATAAGAATAGTGCTTACAAGTTTTTATGGCAAGTTCATCATCTACTTCTACTATATCCATATTAGCATCTTCTTGGTCTTTTAGCATCATAGCATATCTTTCCGCATCGTCCTCTTCTTCAAATAAAAACAAGACCTTATTACCTTCCATGTCCTGAACGGCATAGGCACCATCGTCTCTATTATCTTGGAGGCTTAGGAGATACATTTACTCAACTTCGCAAACTTGTCTGTATAAATCCTGGAAGATACCTTTGATTACATTTTTATCAAGTTCAAATTCAGATTCATCGATGTAACGATTTAGAATTGAAAGTGTATTCTCTTCTTCATCAACATCAAACTCTTCTGATTCTTGAATATCAAAGTTTTCAATAATCTTGAGATCTTGAACTCCGATTGAATAAAGTTTATCAATAAACTTCTCAAAGTCCTTTGGTTTTGATTTCTTACGAACAATAACCTTTACAATCTTATTCTCATACTCACTCACATTGAAGAGTTTATAATTGGTATCCTCATAGTAGATGTTATAAAATAATTTATAAGGATTGTTAACTGGGGTATGAGTGAGGGTATCCGTATCAAAGATATGAAACCCTCTGGTATCATTTACATCGTTCCAGAACATCTCATAAGGATTACCCAGATAAAAGATTTTTCCATTGTCACTTCTTGTATGATAGTGTCCTGAAAATACCTTCTCAAACTTATCAAACATATCACAGGACATACCATCTTCCATGATGTGACCACGATGTGCTCTGAATCCATTAAGTTCTAAGTGACCCATTGCACATTTACTTTTAGAACTCTTGATAACCTTAACACTCTCCTCAAAGTTTTCAGAGTTAATCCAGGGTATAAGCAATACTTTTAATTTATCTACAGTAATCTCAGAAATTTTACTATAGGTTTTGATGTTCTCATAAGTCTGAAGTAAAAGTGCTGGTGAGTTTACATCATTAGTATTTTTGTAGTAACAATCATGATTACCAATAATCATGTGAACTTTATAGTTCTTAAGTTTCTCAAATACAACTCTCTTTGCCCACTCCAGACTCTGATAGTCAATAGACTTACGACTATCAAAGGCATCACCCATGTGAATAACAGTATCAATCCCTTCTGCCTCTAGAGTTGGGAAGAATACATCGTCATAGAACTTCTCAAAATAGTCATGGAGATACTTAGAACCCTTACGGGCACCATAATGAGTGTCTGTAATAATCGCAATCTTCATCTATTCTTATATTGGATCGCATCTTTGATGCTATTATACTCTGAACTATGCCCAGAAAGCAAGCTATCGTCAACCATCATTACTTCGTCGAATCCAGTCTTCTCAATAATCTTTGTCTTGATTTCTAGTTGCTTCTTTTCCTTCTGAATGCGTCTCAGGAAGGCATAGTGGATAATTTGAGTAAAGTATGCAAAAGGGTTCTTAGACCTCTCCGGGTCAAAGTTATGAATGTATTGAACACAATTTTCAATACCATCAGAAATCATATCCTCTCGAAACATGTAATTAACAAAGTTTGGTTTGTATGAGAGGTGAGTAGCAATCTTAAGAAAACACTCTCCAAGGTAGTTTGGAATCGGTGGTTTACCTTCCCATCTCTTACCTCTTTCCTGCTTTGGAAACTCATTAAGGTCTTTATTGAAAACCTTCATGTATGATTTTTCTACCTTAGTCCGATAGACAATCATTGCTTCCAACAACTCTTTATTGTTTACATAATGTTCTGATTTCTTTTTTGGCATGAGTCATTACTCTTTATAATATAAGTTGTTTTTATTATACCACAACTTAAAGGGCTTGACAAGATAAAGAATCTTGAGTAGAGTGCCTTTGTGAAGGTTGAAGAGAAGGGCTTAGCCTTCTTTAGTATCTTTAAGTTTAAATATATTTTCTAATGTTTTTCTTGCATCTTCTACTGAAGATAAGTATCCCATCTTTCTACAAGGTCTAGTTTCACCTGAAGGTTCATCGGTAGAATTTTTTCTAGGTGTGTAGATATCAATATCTTCTTCATCTTCAATGTAACTGTTGTAAATATCAATTAATTTTTGATCTTTAGTTTCAGTCATTGTTATAATTCTTTCGGGTCTGATGATAAAGATATCATCTGATGACATTTCTATCCAAGATTTAACTTTAAGATGCATACCATGAGGACTATGAAGCACTTTCATGGTAATAGGATTTTGAAGTAAAAGTACAGGATCCCCATCATTGTCATCAACAGAAACAAGGGATAATATTTCTTCACCAGATGTAAGTTTTATAATAGAGTAAAATTCTTCTTCCATATTAATTCTTTAATGGTATGTTTACGATGTCATAATTAAAATTTTCTTCGTTGTAAACTTTGATTCTTTCAATTAGATGATTAAGTGTGTAGTTTCTCCGGGATTTGTAGGAAATGTCGTCAGCAATGTCATAGAGAGTTGCCTTTGTCTTGTTATTGCCTTTCCTGAGCACGCGTCCAATAGACTGGAGATTCCGAATTCTAGATTTGGA